TTTTACCGCCACCTGTTCTAAAAAATTTGTTGTCTGGGTCGTTGAGCCATCTTGCCCATGCTTTTTTATTATGTTTTGGGTCTCCAAGTTTTGTTTTTAACTCAAAAAATAAATTAGCAGGAATCTCTGCAATTTGTCTCATGTGTTTTTGACTACCAACCAAATCATAAGGTTTGTAATCAATATCTAAATTTTTTGCTTTATTTATAATATGTTTTGTTTCTTGTTCAACACTTACATAATGTTGGCCATCATTACCCCCATGAAAATATGTAGTTTTTTTCTGAATAGGGTCATATCCAATAATTTTTTTTGTCATTACTTTCTCTTGTTTGTAGGGAGATGTCCGAAGACATCTCCCATTTGTAGACTAAGATGTGCTTAGGTCTGTAACCATAGCGTGTGCTTTAGGTGCTGTTGGAACAAATGTCCATTCAGAAACTATTGCAAACTTAGTTGCGTCACCTGTAGGTGCTACATCTGATACAGAAAATAGTCTATTCGGTAGTGAACCAACTGAATAATGGTCACTATCTAATAAGAATATTGTATCATTAAGCATTTGCCTATCTATCGTAACATTTAACTCACCGAAGTCGGTTAGATACATTGACACACTTCCAATAATAGCTATTTCTCTTGGTGCTGTATATTGTAATTGTGCTGTTGCAACTGAACCACTTGATAAGTCACTAAATGCAACTTTATTAGCAGGGGAGACAACTAACATATCAGGTTGACCACCATCATCATACGCTAGTTTCATTGCAGCATCTATTTTTGCTAAAGTAAGAGCGGCGTTAGTACCAGCTTTGTCAGAAACATCACTACCATCACCTGTTGGTGTTGTAGATGGTGATACGAGGTTTACATTAGTTATATAAGAACTAATTTTACCTGCTTTTCTTGGGTCTGATGCTGAACGAGCCTCATTTTTACATAATGCTTTTTCAATGTCTCTACGTTGTTCTAGTCCTTTAAGAACTTTAACATAAGCTGTTTCTTTATCTCTACCAGCTTTATCTACTACATCTAGTGTACCAGATACTGATGCTGCTTGTACTGAGATTTGATGATAATTACCAAGTCTAGTAGTCACAGTTGGATTGACGTAAGAATAGTCTGCTCCTTCTGCAACATAGTTATCATCAGCTGCTGCTGTAAGTTCTTGAACTTGCCATTCGTGAAATACGCCTGATGTTGTTACTTTTTTACCATTAGAAAATATTGGTGTTTCTGCTGGGTCAATACGAGTAATTACATCTGACAAATCTTCTCTTTCACCGATAGCATTTGCGGTTTTATATACTGCCATAATTAACTCCTTTGGGGTTATGTGGATTTTTGTAAAAGATAATCAACAGCCGAATCCATGCTACCTGTTGATTTTAGTTTTTTAAAGGCTTTATCAACCTTACTTTTGTTTAAGGAATTTTTACTAACAAGTTTTTTACCAGATTTTGTCATCTTTGGTGCTTTTCTAACTTTCTTCTTAATAAGAGGTTTCTCGTTTTGAAGTTGGTCAAATAAGTACGCTTTTCGCATTGTAACAATAGCTCTATGGTCTGAGGCTTGATTTAACTCTTGGTCAGTAAATCCTGCTCTCTTTGCCCATGTTACCATATTAGCCTTTTCAGCTTCAGCTTTTTTTGCATCTTTCCATTCAGGAATTGCTTTTAATAACTTTTCTTGCTCTTGAGCCAAGTGTTTTTGAAACTGTACTTGTTGTTCTTGAGCTTGTTGCTGTGCTAATTGCTGCTGTGCAGCATTAACTTGTGCTAATTGTTCTTTTTTGTCACGAAAATCATCACGTTGCTTTACATATTCTAATGGGTCATCTTGATAAAGCTGATCCCAATATTCTTTCGTAGGCTCGTTAGATGTTTGTGATGTCAACTGTTGGTTTAACTGTTGTAATCCTTGTTGCAGAGCTTGACGCTCCTTTAAAAGTTCTGCTTGTAACTGTTCAACTTCTTTTCTTTGATTAGCTACCTCAGTTGTCTTTTTTGTATAATCAGATTGTCTTGAATATCCTGCAGCTAGTTCATCAAGGGTAACATCTTGTTCTTCACCATTAATTTTAACAGTAAAGTATTCTTGTTCCTCGTATTCTTCAGCTTCTTCTTCAGATACTTCTTCTTCATCTAATTCTTCCGATACATCTTCCTCAACAGCTTCAAGTGCCTCATCAGGTTCTTCACTTGTTGGTTCTTCTGTATCTGTAACATCAGGGGTTTCTTCAACCTCTGATTCTGGTTGTGCCTCTTGATTCGGTTGTGGATTATCTTCTGATTCCTGCCTGTCAAGAAGTAGGCTTGTGGCTTCCGCCATGTTGATAGGTTCGTTCCCTGTAGGGTTATCGTCTGTCATGTTTTTCTCCTGTTAGACTGCTTACGCTTGGTCTTATTTAGTTAATTGGTCATTAGCTAACTTGCCAGTGATGACCACACTTTCTATGTGTTGCTTAACAGTTTGTAAGTTTTGCAACATCATAAAAACTTTTTCACGAGCTTCATTTTGATCTACAGAAGAATTTGCCCATGCGTCATGGTATTGTTTCTCAAGAAAATCAAAAGTCTCGATAAGAATTTCGTTTCGTAATAGAGCTTGTGCTTTTTCACCTCTATTCATGTCTTGTCTTAATTTACCTTCGTTTTCCATTTTTTCTCCTTTTTAATTATCCATATAATACTTCATCAATTTGTTCTTCATTTTCAAAAATACCTTTATCAAGCAATGATGTAACTTCTTTATCTGTAAGAAATAAATCTTCATTAGTTGTGTTAGCAACTAATAAACCTGTGCCACCAAGCAATTCATAAGTAGCAGAATTTCCACTTCTAGCTGCTTCTGTTAAAAGACTTGCAGTTGTTTCATCAATACCTGATACACCATCAATAGTCATTTGTTCTAAAATTTTTTCTTTTGCTTTTTCTGATGAACGAATTGGTACTCTAAAATCTTTCATGTTAATAGTATCTTCATCATTTGCTAATGCTTTTAATGATAATAAATTTGTACCTCTTATAACATTATCTGCAAGAGCATTGCCATCATTACCAAATTGTCCTGTATAATAAAATCTACTTACATCATCATTACTATTTATAATATCGCCTGTTTCAGGGCTATAATTTAATCTATTATTAACTGTTTGTTCGCTTTCTTGGTCACCAAAAGTAATACTTAATGGGTCACGATTACCTGTTTCTGCTAATATATCACCTTCTGTTTTTAAACCATAACCACTAGCAATAGTATTTATAGAAGTACCAATTTTTTCTGATATTATTTTTGCTTTATCAACATTAGCTTGTTTAAATTTATCACCTTCCATTCCAAAACTTTCACTTGTTGAAGTTCCTAAATCAAAACCACTAAAACCTGTTTTATTAGATGGGTCAGGAGCAAGTTGCTCTGCAATAGTTAAACCTGCAATTAAAGGTGCTGTAAATGGATTTGAGTAACCTGTTGCTAATTTTGTACCACCTGCTAAAGCAGCTGTTACATTACTAGGTTTTGCATCTTTCATAACTTGGTCTAACGCCAGTGCAGTTCCTACGCCTGTTAAAACTTGGTCACCTGTTATTGGTATATAATCAGAAATTGGATTATTTAAAAAATCTTGAAATCCTTGTCCAATTCTATCAAAAGTTTTATCAAGAAAACCTTGTGGTTCTCCTACTGTTTCAATTCCTATTGCATTTTGAATTGTTGTATTAGCATTTGCAATTTGTTCTTTTAGAGGATTAGCTATTGCATCATAATCAGTTTTTGAAATCCATTTTTTAGCTACAGTATCATAAGCATAATTATTTTCACTATTAAGTAAACCAACTTGAGTATAATTTGAAAGTTGTTGATTTGCAGCATCTATAATAGACCCTGCAGTTCTTAAATTTGTAGTGTATTCAAGTTTACTAATTTCATCAATAGGAAAATTACCTTGTGACTCAATAGGTAATTCAAAAGTAGAACCTCCGCCTGTTGGTATAGACAAAGTTCCTGATGGTCTTGTTAATGTTGAATTTATTACAGAATTTGCATTATCACCAATACTTGATATTTGACTTAAACCACTTACAAGTGCTGGTCCAAAAGCAACGTTTGTTTTTTCTATAGTATCAGTCAAACTAGCAGATTGGTCTGATGTAATTATATTATCATCAGTTAATGATTGTATAACACCTAGTGCATCATTTTTTGTAATGTAGTCTATTTCTTCTGTTTGACTTCCTATACCATCATCAATAATATCGTTACCAGCACCACCAATAATTGTATTTGTTAATAAATTACTTCCTGTTGGTGAAATTTCTTCTGTTTGAGTTCCTATTCCATCTTCTGTAGTATCATTGTCTAAGATTGTATTTGTTAAAATACCAGTTTCTACAGTTGGAGTAACCTCTACTGTTTGAGTTCCTATACCTCCATCAATAGTATCATCATTATTAAAAGTTGTAGTAACACTTGTAATATCTGCTGTATTAACGCCACTATCTGTACTAGAACCACTACCATTATCACCATCACCATCAAGTAATGATGCTCCTCCTGCAATAATTGCTGCAGCAGTACCTAAATCAACACCACCGCCAGTTGTGCCACCACCTTGATTAACAAAAGACTCCCAAAAAGCAGGATCATAAGGCAATGGTTGATAAACATTCATGTTAAATGTATCAGGGCTAACTGCAAAACTTCGTTGAAAGTCACTTTCTAATGTTGGGTACTGATTTAACATATCCATAACAACAGGAGGTCTTTGTTGCATAACATCTAAATCTGACAATGTGTCTAATACAGGTGTATCTTGCAATAACCCTTGTTGCGGTACAAAATAGTTAGGATCATTTAACACAGGCTGAAAATCATTCATAAACTGTGAATAATCTACTTGTTGCGTTAATGGTTGTGCAGCATTTAAACCAGCAAGTATTTCTAATGTTTCTTCGTCCATTACTCAACTCTCGGTAAATTAGTAGATGGCTTACCACCAACTTGTTGTTCAAATCCTCTTAACTGTGCTTCATAACGTAATTCTTCTTGACGTATTTGCATTTTCATTTGCAGTTCTTCACGTTTTAACGCAAGTTCTGCATCTTGTTTTTGTTTTTGCAACTCTAATTCAGCTTGGAATTTTTGTTGTTCAAACTGCATTTTCATCTCAGCTTCACTAGGAGGCGGAGGTTGTTGTGGTTGCGGAGGCGTATCTTCTGGATTTTTAAAGAACCTTGACGCATCTTTAAATCCTGCCATACTTGCAAGCTCGGCAAGGGTATTCCTATATTGTTGTAAATTTACTAATGGGTTCTCAGCACCTAATTGTAACAATATTTGCTCTTGTTTTTGTGCCATTTGTGCAAGGAACGCCATTTTTTCGTTAGTTTGACCAGAGCCTAACCCTACATTAACAGATAAATCATACTCATGTTTCCAGTTAGAAGGGTCAATAGGTACAAACTTATTGTTAAGACGTATCATTTGCTCTTTCTTGCCATGATGTAAGCATAATGTAAGTACAAGTCTAAACAGTTGTTTAACACCTGTCTCAGCAAACACTCTTGCAATCATTTCAATCTTACCTTGTGCAGCACTCATTTGTGCAGCAACCGCAGTAGCTGTTGTGCTTTGTAGTGCATCTGCATCAAGACCCATAGAGGCTTTTGATAAACCAGTACGTTGTTCTTTTATTTCGTCTAAATATTGCAATAAACTAAAAGCATTTTGACCAACCATAGGTGGTTGCAATACTTGTACTGCATTTGGTTGACGCATACGAACAATGCCACCAGCTCTTGAGTTTAATAAATCATCAAGATTTACTTGACCTTCTACCGCAGCCACACGAGCATTGTTTGTAAGATATATATTATCTAATAACTGACGCAGAACAGTAGATTTAATTAGTTGTAAATCCATAATTAGCTCTGCAATACTTCTACCAATTAATCTATGTGGCATTAATATTGGTGATAAACAAGCAAAAGGTATGTGGTCAAATGTATCGTTTTCTACAATCTCAAAACCTTGTCCTAATGTAACAACTCTACGTAACTCAGCAATACCATCTCCATCATAGTCAGCTTTAATATAGGCTTCAACAACCAATACATCACGCATAGACATATCACTTGAGTCTGTATCACCATTTGTTTCTACATCTTGAAAACGATTTTGTACTTCAGATGTCGTATCTAGTTCTGTATATCCTGCATATTTTTCAACAAGCTCTCTGTCGTAACCCATCTGTATAAGGTCACTTACTTTCATTGTTGTTCTGTGTGCAACAAAGTCAGCATCTTCTAATGATGATGACCTTTTTGATACTAAAAATTCTTCTGGCGGAATGTTATCAACTTTAATCATACCACCATAAGACATACGTTTTATTACAACATCATGCGAAACAGAGTAGTCTGAAAAAGGCATACCCATTTCGTCAACGCCTTCTTCTCCGCTTTCTTCTGTATTTTGCGATACTATCTCTACAGCAGGGTCTTGCAACAATAGTGTTAGCTCGTCATCAGATAGACCAGTATATTCTTCTTCTGTCATATCTTCTGTTTCGTCATAATACACTTTTACAACGCCTAGTTTTTGTAACAAGGCATCTTTAAAAAAGTTATGTAAAACAACAAAACCATTATTCTGACAGTTTAGAACGTAATTTGCATATGATGTTGCTTGTTTAGCACCTTCTACATCTTCAGGTTGACGTGGCATAAACTTTACAAATTCATCTGTCTGCGTAAACATACGCATAAGGCTAGGCATGATGAACTCAATAGTGTCGGCAACCTCTGTTGTAACAACTTGAGAACGACCTTCTTGCTCGTTACCATATTCTTCTCCCATGTAATAATCCATAAGAGTAACACGATCTGTACTGTATTCTGAGTCATAATACCCTAATGCGTTTTCTATTTCATTACGCAATAGAGCATTAAATTCTAAATCGTCCATTACTTACCTTTTTTGGTTGTTTTCTTTTTTTCAGTAGTTTTTTCTGTTTTCTTTGGAGTAGTTTTTTTAGCTTCCCTCTCCATAGCTAATATTTGACTTCTTTGCATGATTTTAACTCGCTATAATAATTAATAAAAGTAATACGATAATACCGCCTAATGCAGCATCAACGTAATCCCATTGATGATCTTGAATATATTCAATAATATCTTTTATTTTTTCCATATTTTCCTCCTAATTTATATCTATATTATCTGGTGAAATACTAACTGTTGTAAGTTTTTTAACAAAGTCATCTGGTGAGCCACCACTTTTGAAAAAACAATAGGCTGCAGAGGCCAGTGTAATATCACATATTGTCTCCCAATTTACACCAGTTTTATGAATAGATTGTAAATTTTCTACCATAGCTACAAAAATAGCATGGGTTACAGGATTTTCAGAAGCGTATTCTTTTTCTTCTTTAAACATTATTTCTAATTCGTCTAAATAATCCATGAACTGTCCTTATAATCTATTGGTTTATTCCAATGCGTGTAACCTCCACGAGCAGAAGCTGTAAAGGCCTGTTGTGCAAAGGTTAGGCAAAAGGCATCAGCTAAGTCACAGCTACGACCACCTAATCTTTTTTTAAACTCATCTTTGGCTTCAACTTTTATTTTTCCGTTAGATGTAAATTTAAAACGAGGAGCTATAAGTTCTTCTATTAATTTATCATCTTGCATAATCCGTACATCACGCCCTTCAAACCATTCTCTTGCTCTAAACCATAGCTCGTCTCGCAATCGCATATATTTTGTTTTTAGAGCAGGACTTTCGGAAACCTGTATAGGTCTGGCAGGCAAATCCAATTCGGTAAGCCTTGACGCTACTCCAGAACCGATACCTATACTATCTACCATTATATCCGTTGGTTTGTCCTTATAATTACACATTTCGTACTCATTCATAACAATACCTACTGTTTCCATTAGGTCTTTACCTTGCCATGTGCGTACAGGCTCTATTAATTCAGCACCACGTCTTTTGCACAATGCTGTTCTATCAGAGCCAAAATTGGCGACATCTAAACCCCAAACAACAGGTTCATAGGGGTCAACGCCAATATCTCTATCTATAGAGCTTTCTACCATATAGAGTGGTATAACAGTATCATCTTCTGCTTTTGGAAACTCGCCAAGCACCCTAACTCTATATACGTTTGAGTCAGAACCATATTTTAAGTTCATGTCCTCAATAAATTCTTTTGATACTTGTGATGAGTCAGCACAGCTAACAGTCATTTTAGTCCAGCGGTCACGCATTGCATGAAACGCATTAAAAAAATAACCTGATGTACGAGTAGGGTTGCCAGTCATAACAACTTTAGCATCTGGTGTTGATAGCGAACCTTCACCTACCTCAAATATCTTATCATCTACCCCTGATGCCTCATCAATAATAAACAAGAGGTTTTCAGAATGGAAACCTTGTAAGGCTTCTGGGTTTTCTCTACGAGACACACGAGCCACAGCATACGAGTCTGTCGAACCTGCAATATTAATTTTGTCGGATTTCATATCCATTTGCGAATAAAAGCTCTCAGGCAAACGTCTTGCCCATTTTTGAGCTTCAGCCCATAGAACATCTGATAATTGGTGGGCAGTATTGGCTGTGCAGACAACCTTACAAGGGTGTCGTGTAAATATCCACCACAATATCAACCAAGATAAAACTGCTGTCTTACCTACGCCATGCCCTGACTTGACAGCACATCTTGGGTTCTGCATGACGTTTTGTAAAAATTCTCTTTGCCATTTTTCAGGTTTTACTTGTAGCATTGTTTCAACAAACATAACTGGGTCTAATGCTAGTTCTGCTAATATATCTGATAATTGTTCTTTACTCATTCTGACTCATTATGTCTGTTTTAAAAAAAAGGGTACGAAAAATGGAATTAAAACGCACCCTTCCCTTTTCAGTAATGAAATAATTTTTTGAACGATTTTTATTTTGGGGAGATAGTTGTTCTAAAACAACATAATTATTTCATATGATTGCATTGTTCGTGATTTCTCAAGACTTGTCAATATATAGAAAAAATTTTTTTTTGCAGCACCATATATGGAATTTTTTTTTGAGAGGGGGGTATATTTATATACAGGTAGAGGGGTCGACAAAAAATAAGGGGGGGGTTTTTAGTCGCTTTCTATATCTTTAGCATTATTATCTATTGTTACAACGTCAGCGTCCTTAATGGGGGTGTTTTTATAATCTTTTATTCTATTAGCTACCTCTGATAATGTATTAGAAAAAAGAGAGCCGCCCTTTAAATCTATGTTATTTTCCTTTGGGAATAAGAAACTGAATTTCTGAATGTTGCCTATATCCTCCGTCAAATAGTTATCTATTAACTCATGTAATGGTTTATCTCTTCTATTACTCATGCTGTTCAAGGCGTGGCTTAATTGTCTTTTAAGTATGTTTTGAGCAATAACTTTAGGCGATCCTTTCGACTTGCTGCCGACTGGACGCCCTCGCCTTTTTTTTATTGGTGCATTTTCTGTTTTTGGCGTGTCGTTGTTTGGTTGAGCTATCTTTTTCATATAATTAAATCCCTAAACTATTGTAATTATTAATAATCAATTTGTTTATTTAATCAATATAATTATTTAATTGCATAAAAAAAGGGCTAATAAATAGCCCTTTAATTATTGTTATATATTTAATATTACCTCCAATTATCTTTACAAGAATTAAAACCCTCAATAAAACTTAATAAACTTTTTATATTATCAAATCTTTTAAAATCAGAAATTCCACCAGATTTTAAAACAATGTTTATTTCATGACAATAAAAAGATTTACCAATTCTCACTTCTTTAATTTCCTCATAAGAATAATTTCTAATACCGTTTTGTTCAATCCAATCGATAAATTCTGCAATTTGAGAAGCATGATAATATTTATTATCACCTTGTAATCTTAAACCGTAAGTTTGCTTAAGATTTCTACGAAAATTTAAATTGTGCCTTTCTTCTTTTTCTGCATCAGTTAAACCTTCAGCTCCTTTATGATAATAGTCATAATATCTATTATTCAGATCTCTTAACTTTTCATTTTGTTTTTGTGTAAATTCCATTTTTATATCTCCACTTGTTAATTAATATATATATCATTAAATGATAATATATTAATAGTCAATAGCAGCAGCAAT